CCCCTTCCAGGTAATCAAGGTGCGCTTCAATCATCGCAAGGTTCGCTACCGTGGGCTGGAAAAGAATACAGCGCAGTTGTTCAGTTTGTTGGGGTTGGCCAATCTGATGCTGGCCAAGCGGTATTTGCAACAGGCGGCAGGATAAATCCGTCTGAAAGGCGGGACTGGCCCGCCAATCAGCAAAAGGAGGGCAGAAATCTGCCCGAGAAACGCAAAGCAAGGCCGGCAGGTTGAAAAAAACCGGCTTGGAAATGAAGACGGTGCGAACGGGTTAATTTTTCAGCGTCTCCCAAGCGAACTTATCGCTCTGAACTATGGAAGAATTCAACTTATTTACTCCAAGCAAAGTCGAAAAACAGGGCAAAGCGCTGGACAAATTGCTGGCGGCTGGGATGCTATCAGCAACAAGATATTTTCATAACCACCCATTAGATTTCGCAGGGACAGGCGATGAATTACGAAATACCAGCAGTCATTCCTCCCGGAGTCAATGTAGACGTCCACATGAAGCTCGCGAACGATCAGTGGAAAAAAGATCCTAGCACGGGTGCTTTCATGAGTTGGTTTTACTACAAAGTCCGTAACAAGGGCCCGTGGGACTACAAGCAGAAACATCCTGAGTGGGAGGACTTCGGCAATTTTCATTACGGCGCTGTGGGGACAGCTGGCCAATTAACTGAGCAGCTTCTACTGAGAGCCGCTGGGTTCGCACAAGGAGAAGCCAAAACACGAAAGCATAAGTGGGGCCATTGGTTCTGGCTGCCTCCATACGGGGATGACCCCAAAGATCAGAAATGGATAAAAATGGGGATCTTGTATGCAAAATCCAAAGGATACTAACTTTAGATTTACTTACAAGAATTCGTTTTGGATACTTGTAGTTTTTTTAATAGCGAAGGCATTTCTTGGCGACCTTTTTGATTTCGGTAGTGACGCGGATGAAGTAGTGTTGAAGCGGGCGCTTCCTCAGGGTGATTGGCTGTATATTACACGTTACGGCGCCATGGCTACTGACGTGGACACACTACGCTTTTTTATCAGCAAACCGCTTGAAGGCGATGATTCAGAAGTACTGCATAAACTTAATAAGGAAAGCGAATTTCTGATCACGGATAGTTCTTTAGAAAACGTCGCAATCCATGACACACCCAATGGCGTAGGAATTACGGTAAAGGGCGCTGTCTACCGTTACTTTAGCAAGGAGTATGTCAGTGAAGGCGACGACCTTAGAAGTTATAGGATTACGCTAAAGCAAGAAGATACCACACCAAGGAACTGATGGATAAAGTACTACCTGAAGAGCTGGTTATATTGATAAGTCGCGCCTGGCCTAGCCCATTAAATCTTTCGCATTCCGAACTGCGCGACCTTGACTATCGAGTTCTGTGGCACCCCAGCAGCCAAGTACAGGCCCATGCGCGAAGTGATCACGGTTTCAGTCAGGTCAATCGTGCAGCGCTGCGTTTCCAGCTCCCCAGAAAAGCTGGCCGGCATGGTGAACGGCTCTTGGTACTTGTCCATCGACCGAAAGTAGGACGTGGACAATGCACCGCCGACCGTCTTGGTGATGGTCAACTCAGCCTCCCAAGCCAGAATGCCGCGCGACGAACCCATAATTTCCACCGCCGACACCATTTCGATAACGTCGCCAGCCGCCAGGTTGCTCTGTACCACGTTGGCCGTGGGCTGCATGTAGATATAGCCGCCCGCCTCCGCCATGTTGCCACGTAGCTCGATGCACTGCGCCTCACCATAGGCGGCAGGCTCCTTGTACCACCGCGTGGTGATCCCGGTCAGACCAGAGCCTACGCCCTTGTAGCCGTCCGCCAGCACCGACCCGGCCACAGCATTCACACCCGCCGGTAGCGAGCCGCCAGTGCCCGCCAGCAGCGGGTTGGCATTGAGGCAGCCGTAGGGTCGGATGGCCGAGTAAATGTCGCCAGCGTCCGTGGGCAGCGGGAGGCCGGGAAATTCGAAGTTGGCGGTGACGATCGGTACGACGCGCGAGCTGATGAAGTCGGCACCCAGGATGTTGGGGTGTAGGCCTTCCACGGTCATGGCTTCGGTGAAGCCGTCCCAGATGTTCACGACCGGCACGAACTGGCTGACGTAGCTCAGTACCCAATCCTTGTAGGCGATCGCATCGGCCAGCGCCTGCCCGGTCAGAGACCTGCTACCGAAGCGCGGCGTACCGGTGCCGACGATCAGGTACTTGCCGGGCGTGTTCAGGAACGCGGTGACGATCTTCATCACGTTGGCTTTCGTGTCGGCAAGGCTCATACCTGCCGTGGTGCTGTCGTTGGTCCGCGACAGCAGCAGCCACAAGTCTGCAGTGGACGACGCAATGCAGGCCGGAAGCCTGGCCAGAAATTGCCCGGTGTGGTCGCCGAGCTTGCCCTGGTTGTCGAGGTAGCTTGGAAACAGGCCGGTGCGTGCCGCGATCCAGCCCGCGTAGCCATAAGCCTCGGTACCGAACGCCGTCGCCGCGATGGTGTGGCAGTTGCCCGAGAAGCTATCGCCGAGTAGGCCCAGGCCACGCCGGATCGGTTGGCGGCGTGGGATCGGGTTGACCAGAAGGCTCATGCGTATACCTCGAATGAAGCGCCACCAGTTGGCACATAGCGGATCGTCGCGGGCGGAATGCTCAACTGATAGGCACCGTCTTTCCAGAGCGTGTCGGTATTGATCCAGTCGTCACCGGCCTGAATCTGGACCGTCACGGACCCGCCGTTCGTCTTCACTGCCAACGTCACTTTCATCGTGCGGTCGTAGGTTTCTTGCTTTGTTACTGTCTGCACAGTGCCTCCCCGGCGGCCTATGGCCTGGCTGAATTGGTGGTGCTAATTAGCTCATCGACAAAGCGGTTACACGCCAGGCCGGCTATTCGGGCTGAGTCAGCGTATTTAGCGAGCTCTCCCGCTCGCGCGTCAGACCTGCTGAGCAGTTCGGAGAGCACCATGGCGGCGCGGCTGGCTGCCTTGCCTCGTTCGGCAGCGCTGGTATCGCCGGGGGCGCAACTGGTGGCGGCTGCCAGCTTTCCGGCTTCGACACGCAGCCGGTCGCCAGCAGCGTCAGCGACAGCAGCATCAGTAAGCGCAGCGGTCTGGTTCTGTCTTGCATCGTTTGCCACCTGGTTGGCCGCTTTCTGGCGGCGTTGCTCTTCGGTTCGGTATTCGGTGGTCGTGCTGGCCACCGCTTCGGATTGGATGCTGGCTTCCTCGGCCCACTTCGCCTTCCAGGCCAGATCGGTGACGTTCACGCCGTGCAGGTATGCCCCGTACAACGCACCTGCCAGCGCCAGCAGGACCAGCAGCAGGCCGACTGCCTTCCACGGCAGGGCCTTCACGCCAGCACCTCAAGCGCTCGGGCGTACAGCGCCTGCCGATCAGCCAAGCCGTTCGTGCCGCCGTTGATCCGCTTGGTGATGTTCAGGAAGTCACCCTTATCGGCCAGCGTATTGAGCGCGGCCCGGTGCCAGAACCACGCCGCCGACATCGCGGCGTGCTGCGCCAGCTCAAGCAATTCGGGATGGTTGATCAGATCCAGGCCCAGCGCTTCGGCGCACTCGGCATAGTTTGCCCGCCCGGTGATCTGGACCAGGCCGCGCCCACGGTATTTGGAGCCATCGCCCGGCACGGTATTGCCCAGGTCTTTGCTCCCCTCGTACCCCAACTGCTGCGGAGTCGGCCCCCAAATCTCGCGGACGTAACGCAGCTGACCGGATTCATGGCCGACCTGGGCGGTGAACGCCGCGATGCGCAGCGGGGTCACGATCTGGTACTTGCTCATCGCTGTGTTGAGGGCGGGTGCAAAAACGCCGGCTCTCTGGCCGGCGTTCGGGAGGATCTGCAGCAGCTGCTGCGCTGTGATGGACATTCGGTTTTCTCCAGGCAAAAAATACCCGCTCGATGGCGGGTTCGGTGGCAGGTGTACGTCAGGCCAGTGGATCATTTACCAACATGGGCGCAGCGGCGATCTCTGGAATAGCAGGCGCGACCGGCCAGACTGGGGCCTGATGCCACGTGGGTTGGGCGGTCACCTTGCCCAGTGCGTACTTGTAGGACTTCCAGGCCTTGAGCACAGGCGCGAGTGCTGCTGCCTCCTCTTCTTCCTCCTCGGTTGCATCTCCCGCCTCGATGCCATAGGTCCTGAACGCGGGCGATCTGGAAAGCCGCAGCGCTGTTTCGCGCCGCAAGGTCTGCCTTCGCAAGGGCAAGCTCGCGCGCCGCCTGCTCGGCATCTTTCATTTTTTTCGTAACGAGCTGAGACCAGTCGATCACGCCGAACTTAGATACCGATTCAGGTGCGGGTAGCGCTGGCTCAACTGGGTCATCGGTTGGCAATGGATCAGGCAATGCAATGAAGCCGTCCGGGATGTCAGTAAGCGGCACGGGAAATGCCTGTTGCTGGCTGTAGTTCGCAGGATTTGGCAATATCAGTGTCAAGCTGAGCACCCCGCCCTGCTTATCAACCTCACCGTCAAACCATCGAGACTTCACCGATCCGCGCGGCAGGGTGTCGCCGTCAACCATTCTGGAAAAGTCGAAAGTCTCACCGTTGAGCGTCAACTGATCACCCAATTTGAAAACCTGCAACGTTTCTTCCATTCGAACTGCCGAAAACTTTATGTTCATCATGCGAACCACCTGCCAATAGCGGTATAACAAACATATCCAGATGTTCCGGATACAGGAGATACAACACGGGCAGTTACGGAATTCACTGTAGTCTGCCCTTCAACTGCCGCCCAGCAGTAATATGAACCAGCTGTGACAACATTAAGCGTTACGCTCGGGAACGCTCCCACAAATGAGAACGGAAACGTAAAGGAAACGTTGTTACCGGAGTGGAACAAGCTGCCCCCTGCGGTGTTAAGTAGCCGCTGATTTATTCTAAAATCCAGCTGTTGCCCCCAGATAAATCAAGGCCTCCAGAGCGTTGCCGGGACGAAAAATCGAATAAATCAGCGGCTCCTTAACTGCCAACGCGTTTGCGCTAACCCCCCTGCATATCATCAAGCCACTTGCAAACTTTACGTAACTGCCATTGTTGTTTGAGCCTTCCTCAACAATAGCTCCCGTTGGAATGCCGCCAGTCTGGGAGACCGTTCCTACTATATTGCCTTCGTGATATATAGTTCGGGCGACAGCACCCATTGAGTAACCACCGATCTTAAACTTGTTGTCGGTATCCAGCCCAAGGTGAACACCAAAAACAGTATCTCGTATAAAGGTCATTACAGTAGATGCGTTGTTGTTCGCGGCATTGGCAATCCGCAACGCTGTGTTGCTGTCGTTGTTCGTGGAGCTTATGGACGCGATACCGGGCGGCGCACCAGAAAACAGGCTTGTACCTATGGAAGAGTTGCCCGCTCCGAGGCGAACACCGCCGAGTGCCTGGATTGCTTCGCCTGCCGTCTTCTTGCCGGTGCCGCCCTGCTCGATTGTCAAAGCTGTTGTCAGGCCGGACAGGGAAACGATATCGCCGTTGTTACCGCTGGCAGCGGCTGAAAGTGCTCCACGCACACCCTCGCGGGTACCAGAAGTGCCAAGCACCGCAAGCGTGGAGCCGAACTGGTTGACCAGCGCCCGGAGTGCATCAGCAGAATCCTTGACGTACCCCTGCAATGGGGCAAGTGCATAGCCGCCCGCGTTGTTGGTCGCTCCCTGATAGTTCGGCGCAATCGACATCGCGGTATTGCTGGCGATGTTGGTGACCTCATACCAGCCGCCGTCCGGCCCACGAAAGCCGTCGCCTACCCTGCTGTTTGCTATGAATGCGGTATTGGTACCAATAACCGCGTTCGAATTTTGGGTGACGGAAACCGTCCCCGATTTATACCAAGGCATCGAATGCTCCTAATTGTCTGCCTTGATTCAGGCGGTTAGTTTTGCGCAGAGAAACGGGCGGTGCCCTTGGTCAGTCCACGCAGTTGTTGCGAGGCTGTACATCATGATTTTTGAGTTCGCGTAATCCACGGCAATGCCGCAGCCGCCACCGTTTGCGCCGTTGTGGCAGTGAAGTGCAAACGAGTTAATAGATATGAACTCACCTACTCCCAGAGCCTTGTCGATGCTCCACCTATAGCGCTGGCCAACACTCAATTGCTCACTGCCTACGTATGTCCAGTTGCCTGCGGCGAATGTGACAACAACTGGCGGTGCCCCACTGTCATATACAAGCTCGCCTCCAGGTCCCCAGATACGCATGCCGAAAGATGCAGTCCCCATGGAAGCCCATGCCGCGATGAAGTATTGGCCGATCAGTGTGCTCTGGACGTTTGATGCCTTCATTGCAAAGCCTGTCCAGTTGCCCGGCCCACCTGTAAACCACACCGATATCGGCACCTGAACGATGCCGTTTTGATCTGGCCTGATGAACACAAGCGGCGGATCAGCACTCGTTACCGCGCGCGGAAAGGTGACGTTTGCGTTTGTGGTTCCTGAATAGCTCCCCTTCGTGAGCACGCAAAGCCGAGGCGTTTCCGAATCGATCTGCACGAACGAGCTGTCATTGATGCTGATAACGCCAAAGCTCATGTCTTGAACCTCACTGCGAAGCCTTTTGCGACAATGCGCGTCTGGTTGGTGTTACCGAGATTTGCTGACGGGTTGGCCGACCTCAGAACTACCTGGCCAGCCGATGTAGTCACGTAGGGGTAGGATTTGGTATTTCCGAGCGCATCGCCTTCAGCGGATTGAATATCCTGCGCTCGCGTGGGAATGACCATAAATACGCAGTTGGCTGGATCAAATCCCGGAATACTGAGAGTGATTACTTTCGCGGTTGATCCGGACGTGTCACTGAAATCAATAACTCCCTTCCAAATCACCTGATAAGTGAACGTGGTCGTGTCCATGACCAGATTCCCGCTTTCGTCCCAAACTCTGGCTCCGTAACTCATGCGGCCAAGTTCCCCCACTGATAGCGCTTCATATTGTTCTCGTCGAACACCTTCCCGCCGAAGCTGTTGATTGTTTGCCTACCGCCACCGCCAAGCTGAGAATTGATCTCGAACGTCCCGTCGAAGAACAGCTTCCACCCAGATACACCTGCGACGTAGTTGTTCGACTGGATGTAGTTGCCGATCTTGGCGTTGGTGATCGTGCCGTCTTGAATGAAGGCAGAGTTGATGAAAACCTGACCGTTCTGCACTGCGAAGGGGACCGATGTAGCGCCGCCCGCCATAGAGTTCACAACCGCAAATCTGTCAGCGCTGACTAGAAACTGGCTTTGCAGACCTGCCCCGGTGTTTTCAATGCCGAGGCCTATCCCCGCCGCAACATACTTCCCGTCCTGCGTGACCTGCATTTTCACTGACCACATCGTGGTCAACTTCCCGGCTGTGTCCGCATAGGCGGTAGCCGTTTGCTGGATCGCTGCGGCGTTCTGGGCTGAAGCGTTATTGGCAGATGCAACCGAGGCAGACAACTGCTGCAGAGAGGTCGAGGTGGACGCTTGGTTGGTGCTGACCACTTCACGCAGATCCGTAACCTGAGCACTGTTCGCCCCAACAGTAGCGTTCAGTTGAGTAACGGTGCGGGCCATCGCCTCGTTCTGCGTCGCCCGCGTCATCTGCTCCTGCACGATGCTGGCGGCGCTGTTGTATCCCTTCAACGCATCTGCCAGATCACCCTCGCCGTCGTCCTCCCGGTAAGCGGCTCGCAGCGCCTGCATGCTTGATGCCTGGGCAGTGACAACTCCGTTCAGCTCGTTGATTTCAGTGGTGTGGGTCTGGAGCTGCGCGATTTGATGCGTCGCTGCGCGATGGAAAGGGCCGAGTCTCTTCAGCTGAAAAGGTGCCATCTGACCTAGGAACAACTGAAATATTGCGGCCAACGCGGATTGCCTTGCTCAGCGCACCCTGCGTAACACCTAGGAGCATTGCCGCTTCAGGCTGTCCTCGTTCACGGGCGAAGTCTTTCAATTGAATGCTGCTCACGGGGTAGCTCCAGCTGGTTTTCCTAGAGATAGTACCTATGGCATTTTTCAAAGTAAATACTTTTGGCATTTGTCAACATATTACCTACGGGAATATTCTCGTCAAATGACTAAGCGCCCATTGCCTGAAGACCGCAAAGAAGAAGCTCGTAAGCTCAAAGAAATATTCAATTCAAAAAAGCGTGATCTTGACCTGACCCAGGAAAAGCTTGCCTATCTGATGAATATGAACCAGAGCTCGGTTAGCCATTATTTGAATGGCATCAACCCTTTGAATACGACCACAGCAGCTGTTTTTGCCCAGTTGCTGGAAGTTCAGGTCTCTGATTTCAGCCCGCGACTTGCCGAACAGATTGACAATATTCTCGCGCTATCGAATAAGAAATATGAGGATTGGAATAGGGCTCGTACGCCTGAGCTCAACAATATCGAACCTGCACTGAACCCTACCCGCCACTTTGACTATCCAGAAATCAGCTGGGTACAGGCCGGAGCTGCGTCCGAAGCAATGGATCTGGGAAATATCTCTACCTGCCCTACTCATACGTCCGACGTATGGGCGGGGCATGATGCTTTCTGGCTTCGCGTACTAGGCTCTTCCATGACTAGTCCTGTTGGCACCAGCTTTCCTGAGGGGATGCTTATATTGGTGGCACCTGATATGGAACCACGCTCAGGTCAATTTGTAGTGGCCAGGATGGCAGACACGAACGAAGCAACCTTCAAGCAGCTGATAAAGGACGCGGGCGAGCTTTTCCTTAAGCCCCTCAACCCCGCTTATCCAATCACGCAGGTGACGCCCAATTGGGTGATCGTAGGCACTGTAGTGGATGGGAAAATGCCGAAGTCCATATTCTTTTAACGGACGCCTGTCATGACCGCCTAAGGGCGGTTTTTTTATGCCTGAAAAAAATAAATTACCAAAGGTATTCACAGATTAAATTGCCATTGGTAATGTTCTTCCATCGAAACCAGCACTGAGCTCACCGCATGACAACCTCAACCATCACATTCGCAGGCTTCACCGGCTTCCTGGGGCGAGGTGCTGCCCCACGTGAACTGGAATGCCTTATGGCGGTGGCAAGCGGTATGACAAGCAAGGAAGCGGCGCGCGACCTGGGTATATCCTCCGGCACGATCGATAAGCGCTTGTTGGCACTGACCACAAAGCTCGGCGTCACACGGCGCGCTGCTCTGGTCGCCGAAGCCTTCAAGCGCGGTTTGATATCACCCGCTGCCGCACTTGCGTTCGTGCTGGCCGCCCACGGCGCGCTCGCCGAAGACCCAATGACAAAGCTTCGTCGCAGCGGCGGCAGCGAATCGAAGATCGAAACCCGAATCGCTGCCAAGCGTCATGAAATAGCTCTGGCGGCGTAACCCAAACCTGATTTTGCGAAAGCCAACAATCGCGGCAGGCCCTCGGCTTGCCTGTAAAAACCAAAAGGAGTTGCACCATGCTGTGTCTATCCCGTCGCTTCGGCGAATCAATTGTCATCGGCGACAACATCAAAATCACCGTGATCAGTGGCCGTGACGGCCAGATCCGCCTGGGCATTGATGCTCCGGCCGAGCTGGCCGTCGACCGTTCCGAAATCCGTACTGCCAAGTTGGCCAACCCTCGCACCGGGAGCAATCGCCATGCAACGGTATGAAGGTGGCAGCCGCGGCGCAGACAAATTCGTCGTGCGCCTCCCGGACGACATGCGCAGCGAGGTCGAGCGTGCAGCGGCATCAAGCGACACCAGCATGAACACCGTCGTGATCCGCGCCCTTCGCCTTTACGGACGGTTGCTGAATCGGGGGCACGCGATGATGAAAGCTGACGCGTCAGTTTCACCAGCAGTTCCAAACCTGACGCGGCAGGAGTAGCAACCAATGCGCTACATGACCATCAGGAAATTCGCCAGCGAGTCTGGCTACAGCGAGGACGCTATCCGCTCGAAAATCCGTGATGGAATTTGGCGGCTTGGCGAAATTTGGTACAGGGCTCCGGATGGCCGGACGCTCATCGACATGGAAGGGTACGAGTCATGGGTAGAGACGGGCGGGGAGTTCGGGCGGTCTCCGATACGAGCATCGAAATCACGTTCATGTATCGGGGCGTCCGGTGCCGCGAGCGCATCACGCTCAAGCCCTCCCCCACTAATCTGAAGAAGGCCGAGCAGCACAAGGCGGCGATCGAACATGCGATATCGATCGGCGCGTTCGACTACTCGGTGACGTTTCCCGGCTCGCCTAGGGCCGCGAAGTTTGCGCCTGAGGCGAACCAGGAAAAAGTGGCAGGCTTCTTGACTCGCTGGCTTGACGGAAAGAAGAGGCACGTATCGAGCAGCACGTTCGCTGGCTATCGCAAGCTCGTGGAGCTGCGCCTGGTGCCTGCTCTGGGCGAGCGCATGGTGGTTGATCTGAAGCGGAAAGACGTGCGGGACTGGCTGAGCACCTTGGAAGTAAGCAACAAGACGCTGAGCAACATCCAGAGTTGCCTCAGATCGGCACTGAATGATGCCGCCGAGGAAGAGTTGGTCGAGGTGAATCCGCTGGCAGGGTGGACGTATTCACGCAAAGAGGCGCCAGCTAAGGAAGATGACGTAGACCCTTTCAGTCCGGAAGAGCAACAGGCAGTGCTGGCGGCGCTCAGTGGCCAGGCACGAAACATGATGCAGTTCGCCCTCTGGACTGGCTTGCGCACGAGCGAACTCGTCGCTCTGGACTGGGGGGACATCGACTGGCTGCGCGAGGAGGTGATGGTCAGCAGGGCGATGACGCAAGCTGCAAAGGGACAAGCCGAGGTAACGAAGACAGCAGCCGGACGCAGAGCTGTAAAACTTCTGAGGCCCGCAATGGAGGCGTTGAAAGCCCAAAAGACACATACCTTCCTGAATGACGCAGAAGTGTTCCAGAACCCTCGCACGCTCGAACGCTGGGCAGGCGACGGGCCGATCCGTAAGACTATGTGGGTGCCCGCTATGAAAAAAGCAGGAGTTCGGTACCGTCGCCCTTATCAGACGCGGCACACATACGCTTCGATGATGCTTTCTGCGGGCGAGCACCCAATGTGGGTCGCAAAGCAGCTAGGAGGGTGTAGACAAAATCATGTAGTGAGTCGGCGCGCGAGTATTCGAGCCTCGGCCAACCAAACCCATGCCTCGCTTACCGCAAAAAGGCGATCATGATGCATGATCAGTCGCCGAGCTCTCTCATTCCAGGCATGAGTTCGCTCCACTACCCATCGCTTGGGCATGACCACAAATCCAGTCTGAACAGGCTCCACGGAAAA